TTACAATTGATACTGAACGAGTTTTTGCTGAAGTATCTCGTGTTACAAAAGAATTATATTCTTTTACGTAACCATAATTAAATATAAAGAGAATATATTGGATCTGATGGAAACGGGTATATTTTCTCTTTACGTAACATTACTTCCGATAACATTAAATTATCGGAAGTAATGTTTATAATGGTAAATCATTGTAAATCTTGATAGCTAATGTTTCAGTAATTATCGGTAATTATATGCATTTTTGTTTTCTAAATGTAAATGATGGTAAATAGTAATAAATAATGTTTTTCCCGTAAAATGACGGCAAAATGGACGGCAATTTATCAAGGTTGTATTACTTTCTTTTGTTTTTTATTGTAGTATATTTGACGCAAATAAAAAAGAGGGCGGTTTCCCGCCCGTTTTAATTTGCTTTGCAGAACCATACCCGGAATGCCAGCATCGCCCTATGTATACTTTTTACGTTATGGATTTTCCATCCTAAATATATTTTCCATCGGTATTTTGTGTTCAGAATTTGCATGGAATTATATATTTTCCAATATTTCAGATCCCGCGTGACAAGTATATTCCTTTCGGATTCTCCCATTTTGTAATCGTCAATGACTACTACATTATCCGGATTGATAGTTGCTCCAAACCAATCTATTGCAAAACCATATGCACAGTTTCTCGATAACCAGAAGACACGGCAGCAATACCGCTTAAATTTGTCAATTAGCGGCAATGGTGCAATGTTGATTGACCGTTTTATTATTCGTCCGTAGTCCGGATCATATCGTTTTTCTGTCCGGTAGTATTTATAGAAATTATACCGCATCCAGCTTGGAACATATTTTGTTACGCAGTCTTCGCTATCGCACGAATCATCAAAGGTCTGCCATTTTCTTAAGAATCCGTGCAATTCACCATTTTTATCGGCAAACAACACTACAATAGGATTTGTGATATAACAAATTATCATAATGAGTAATTGCAACGGCACATATAAAAACCACCTCATTCAATCACCTCTTTTATTTTTTATCAACTATATCCAAAGAGAAAAATAGGATCACCTCCGGGAGATTGCCGCTCCCACGGCTACCGCACTGATAATAATCCACATATTCCGTTGCCTTGTTTTAATTCTGATTTTCCGTTCCGCCTCGCGCTCGTACTCTTTCAAGTATTGATTTGCTTTCTCTAATGAGTTCTGCATCTGTTCGTTCAATTCTTGAGATTTCTTGATTTGTTTTTTCGCTATCTTCAATTGCTCCTGCGCTTCGTTCAGCTGCTTCGCCTGCTTGTCTAAGAGTATCTGCTTGCTCTTGCTGTGCTGTTCGAGCGTTGTCAAGTTCTGTTCTAACTGCGTCAGCTCCATTTCGGAGATCGTGTACTGTGCTTCTGCCCGCGCAGACGAACCAGATAACGATGGCGATAACCACAGCGACAGCAAGACCGCCGATAAAATAAGCCCTTTTTTGATTTTCCACATTTATACCTCCAGTTTTATTTTTTCGATTTCTGCTCTTATCTCCAAGCATTTAAGATAATTCCCCATGTACCTTGCTTGCCTTTCTAATATTTCAACATCGCAAGTTGGAGTAAAATCAAGCGTTCCCGCTTCATATTTAATCAGCATTTGGTGTAACTTGTCATATCGGATTTTTGTTTGAAAGTATTCTGCCTTGAATCTTTCTTTGTAATCTGTACTATCCATCATTTTTACGGTTTTACTCAACTCCATTTTAGACCTCCTCATCTTTTACACAAACGTTTTCCCATTTTTTATATGCATCAAGATATGTTTCTTTTTTGTCTCCGTTGTATGTGACTTCGTAATACATTCCATCGGATATTGTTGTACTTACCAACGCTTTCCAGTTCTGCAATGTTTTACTAAACCATACAACAAAAACTTCACTTTCTGTCAGTTTTTTATTATCTGTTATCTCTACATGTTCATTGTAGTAATCGATAACAATCTGTTTTGCTTTTTCCTGATAGTTCATTTTTCATACCTCCAAGCTCATTACATATTCATACGTTGCATCGGCTCTATTTGCGTAACCCTCTGCGTATTCTTCACAGCTCGCCGCGTATGCATACTGTTCCCTGAAAAGTTCATAGATTACATTGATGTCCCTCAGGTCATATCCTCTTTCCTGTCTCCGCATTAAGAAGTTTCTTACCACGGTTTCAGATGTCGGGCACCACATACCGGCATAAATTGTGCAGCGTGTATCATCAAGATCCGGTACTTCCCATAATGTTTCTACATAATCTTCACAATCTTCGGCAAGCATATTGAGCTGTGCTTGCTGTCCTTCATCACTCATCAAGAGTTCTTTCAAACCTTGGATAGCATAAGAGTATTTCAAGTCATAATAACTGCGATAAGCATAATGCGCTCCGCCGGAAATGCTTTCCAACAGACGATTAGCTCTTTCTCCTTCCCATTGGCTTACACCAATTGATGGGTAATCGCCTGCGGTGGAACACGAGACAGAACCATAGTCTCCTTCAATCCCTGTCTCAATTATCCCCTTCGCTATCTCTCTTGCCAGTTCTTCTTTCGTCACTTTTTTCTCCTTTCACGAAAAAGAACGGTGGTTTCCCATCGTCCTTTTCGAATACATCCGGTATTTTATTGTTGTCTTTGTCTACAAACATCTTACCTATTCCGACTATGCCCCCGACTGCCCCCGCGGACAGAAGCATGGTTATGAATAATCTTAATTCCGGCTCATTTCCTTTTCCCGTGATCAGCCAGTCGGCTATTGTCATCAGGATATAAAGAAGAATACAGAAAATGCAGATAACCGCATAGAGTATCGCCCAGTATAACAGTGGTGCATTTAATTTCCGGAAGTAGCTTTTTGCTTTTCTCCAGAGTGATTTTAATTTTTTCATATCACACCGCCCTTCCAATTAGTGCGATAACCACTGAGATAATAGTTGAAATCAAGCCGGCTACTTTATAGATGTTGTCAATTCTGTTATGAGCTGATGACGCGGTTTGTTCTGAGCGCGCTTGTGCAATTTGCAGTGCGGTAATTTCAGGAAGCATTCTAACGAGCATGTCAAGTTTTTCTTCCATCTTTGCCATTCTTTCTACAAATTGCATTGTTATTTTTTCTCCGTCATTTCTTTCCATAGTGCACCGCCTTATTTGATACGTTTCCAAAAATGTACTTTATATGCGGGCGGTTGTACAGTTTCGGATTTTCCGTATATGTTATTTGATTTTGACGCATCTAATCTAACTCTTAATGCAGATTTATTCCCGGAAAGATATCCCCCATTGATGGAATTCTTTCTTGCATGTCATCCATATAAGCCATCCCGTCTGCTCCGCCAAACCCTGTTCTATCGCTATATCCAATAATGCTACCAGTTATATTTGGTAAGCCTGCTTCTACTGTTCCGCCGGCGCCACTTTCCGTACCCTGCAAAACTCTGTTTTGTGCGATTTCTTCCCATTGCGCCAGCCCGTCTGCTTCACCCGGCTTTAGTGCGTCATCCGTTGCTGTCGTTACTACTATCCCGACCGGGTAGAGTATGTCAATCATCGCTTTTAACCGTCTATCTACTACTCTGAATTTCGCGCTTCCGTCTGTGATTTCCTGCATTTTTTGCTCCTCTCAATCGTTTGTTAAATATGTAAATTCTGTTGCAAATTCATGTCCTTGTGTTGCTGTATATAGGGTCGGATAGTGAAATTTTAGTTCCCCATTTACCGTCATTCTAAGTCTCACTGATCCGCCTCCATCTCCATTAATTGTGCTGTTAAATATAAAATCCACAACCGCATGCGGCAATCCGGATGCTATTAGCGCCGTTCTGCCGGATTCATCAGATTTCTTTAAATCAAATGATACTTGCACAACGTGTCCGATCTGTATACAAGACATGTTTTCTACATATTGACTTTCTACATTTACATTGATTGTTTTAACTGTTTGCTTTTGTTCACAATCTTTAATTTTCGCATTGATGTAGTCTTTGTTGTCTTTTGTTTTTTTGTCTACATATTCTTTTGCGGTTACAGTTTTAACTGTCCACTTCACGCTTCCGTCATTAACTTCTACCCCCCCCGATACGGTTGACAAATTTGGTTCGGTATTTCCCGTGGTTCCCGCCTGCGTGCACTCGAGTATGTACTGTTCTCCCAGTTTTGGAACTTTTACCATATCACCTATTTTATAAGCGGTGTTCCTTTGAAGAAGAAACGGACTTATTACCATATTTTCACGGTTTTTCACGAATTCTGTAGTGGCCACATTTTTACTTTTGTCACCTGCTTCCACCGTGGGCGCTGTCATCTTACTTGTTGCTTCTACTGTTGGCGCTGTCATCTTACTTGTTGCTTCTACTGTTGGCGCTGTCATCTTACTTGTTGCTTCTACTGTTGGCGCTGTCATCTTACTTGTTGCTTCTATGATTTTTGCCCTTAACGCCTTCCATACTTTCCCTACGACTCCGATTTCTCCTTCTTCGTTTGCTCTTGGCGTCACATTTCTTGTACTCATTTTCATGCTCCTTTCGGTATAATATTCCCCACTCCGTCCAATTCCCATAAAGCCGAATGTAACGGATTGATCGCCGGAATCAGGTTTCCGTCTTCATCTAATTCAAAAAAGTCATCTTTGTAATTTGTCAAGCATACCCAGTTATTTGATTTATCCGGTTTTTCTCCTTTGACGTTTTTCCCAACACATCTATATGTATTTCCGTCTGTATAAGCTACGGTCTGCGGGAATGAGTATGTTTTATTTTTATCCCAAGCGTTGACTTGTTCTGAAATGGACGCCAATGCAGCCTGGACTTCATTTTTATACTCCGCCGCACTTTGTTCACTTACACTTGCGCCGGCGGCACTGTCTCTTGCATCCATAGCCCCTTGTGTGGCAGCCGCGGCATTTTGCGCCGCAATAGTAGCACTCTCTTCTGCTTCACCTGCGCTCACTTCCGCTTTTCCCGCCTGCTCTTTCGCTTTTGATGCATTTTCTTCTGATACGACCACAGCAGCTTCCGCTCTCGTCAATGATTTTTCTACAGCTCCTTTTATCACCTTTGAGAAATTGGAGTTTTCTAACCTCCCCTTCCCCCATACAAGCGCCTCTCCTTCCTGCGGATAAGGAAGTATTGCCGAGAAGTCTTTCATGTCTGCCGCATCCGGGAGTGTGATCTGTCTTTTGTTTACTCCCAATAAATCCTGCAGGATCATTGTGATTTTATCCAAGGCTTTTTCTATAACGGTGAACGGCCATTTATTTCCTAAGGTTATTTCTTGTGTGACAGGTACCTCTCTTTTTATGATTAACTGCCATCCTTCTTGCAATTTTGGTGGACGTTCATTTTCCGCCGGTTCTTCTCCTGGCGGATATCCCGGATATTTTACTGTCATTTTATCCAGGTCTACAAAGTAGTCTTTTTTCAGGATTGTTTCATTTTTATCTTCATCCGCAATAACTACTATGATGTCCGTTTTTTCCAAGACTTTAAAAGGGATGGCGAATTCTTCTGCAGTGCCGTCCCCTTTATATGCGATTCTGTTTTCGCTATTATTTATCACTTCTTTTCTCCTTTCTTCTTTATTCTTCTATCAAATATGATGGAGAACAGGGCTTCCCAGGCTGTGGCGTCTGTGTCTGTTGTGGTGAGACGCGCAATTGCCCACAGTGCATCGGTTAATGTATCGGAAAGTCCTGTTACTTTATTGAATACTTTTGTTCCCGCCTGTCCTACATCTATCCAGTCTTTTTTGTCAGATTTTATTGCCATGGCGGTTTGGAAGACATCTTCAAAGATGTTTAGTCCGGTGACGCTCATTTTTCCTCCGTCACTGTACATTCCTGCGAACAGTGAGTAGAGACCGGGGATTACTTCTCTTGCGACCGGTATACCGCCGATAGGTCCGTTTGACGCAAAGGAATATCCCTGTCTCTGCAAGAAGGAGTATTTATCATTTCCCGTTGCACTATCCACCAATGAACGAAGGGCACCTTCAAATACGGATCCAAGGATGTACCAAAATAGCATTGCCCGCATGAGTTTCATCGGTCCTCTTCCGTCTACAATGTCATATCCCCCTCGGATGAATTGGTTCATTACTAATGATGTAAAGCTGTAAAACGGAAGAAGTTGCGAAAGCAATCTACTCTTGACCACCTCCGGACGGTCTTTCATTTCTCCCGATCCGAATGTTTCTCTTACCATTTTGTCAGCAAGCCTTACTGCTTCTTCGTCCATTTCTGCTACTGTCATAAATGGTTTTTCTATTTGCAGTTGTGCAATGGTATTGTTATATGTCTGGATCCACTCCGGAAGAGAAAGCATAAAGTCTGTTTCTGAAATGAGTGAATAAGCGAATCGGTCTACTTCTTCTTTCACGGCATGCGCTTTCGATGTTAATTTTGAAACGTCTTGTTCTTCTTTGAGTTTCAGTCCGCGGGCAAGGTCTCTATCCATGTTTGTGGCACGGTCTCTCATGAACGTTGATTTACTTAGGATGAAGTCTCTCTGCTGGCGGTAGTTTTTCACACCGCCAAGGTAAATCGCAGAGAGTCCTCTTGCCATGTTTACGGCTCCCATTTTTTCCATAACTAATGGTAGGTTTGCAAAGTTCAACAACGCTGTGGATGTCCTGTATGCCATGGTGGCCATGGTGAAGTTGTGCCGCAGTCTGTTCAGACGTTGTTCCCATGCTGTCAATTTATCTACGGGATCATGCCAGCAGTCGGACGCCCACCTCTGGAGTCTTCTGTGTGCATCGACTCCGTATTTCTGTGAAATAGCTTCCGCCAGGTCTTTTCTGGATAAGAGTTTATAAATATCTGCTGTGGTTTCGCGCATAGCAATATGGTTAATAGATTCATTGATGTAGTCAAGATAGACGTCAAGGTCTTGTCTAAGATACTGCCCGCCGGAACTTTGCGCGCGGCTTTTCGTGGAGCCCATCCCGATATTGAATGTGGTTCTTCCGAGCATGTCTTTTCTTATGATGTCGTTAATTTCTCTGTCTTTTGTTTTGCTTGTGAGCTCTGCATCATATTTAATTGGGTAGTACATGCCATTGATCTTTCTTCCGTCCGGTAAAATAATTTTCCTCCCCGGCACTTTCCCCAAGGGGATTCCGTACAGATTGTTTTGTACAATGTTTCTTTCGGGCCAGTACGAATTGATGTGCTTCCAAACAGCTTCCACAAAGTCCCAGTCTTTATCATTTAAATATTTGAAGAGGATTTTTTCTATGTTTCTATGATCCAGTCCATAGGTTTCCACCACTCTTTCTCTATTCGAGTCTGTCCCCCAGTTCAACGCCATGGTGATGAGTGTTTCTTTTGTCACCATGATGGGCTTGTGGTCAACTTTGTTAATCTCATAAATTTTGTCATTGCGGATTTTTCTGAATGTTTCTCTATCATAGATGTTCATGACTTTTTTCAATTCAAGTTCCGCCTGTTCCTGCAGGAGTCTTTTTTTCGCAAAGGCTTTATCCATCATCTTATAAATCAGGTCATAGGTTTTTGGTCCCATGCGTTCTATGATGATTTCCGGGAGTGCCAGATCCGCTACCCATTTTCCCATTTCTTTTTTGGTCTTTTTCCACTTTTTCTCTGCCAGTTTTTTATAAAGAGGATTTTCTTTTTCTGCTCTGATTTCCGCCATTATTATGTCTTCGGCTTCTTCAAAGGAAAGGCTTTCCCCTTTTTCATTAACAAAGGTGTTGCCTTCATATTCTCTCCTTCCTGTTTTGTAGATTTTTTTGAATACTTCAACAAGTTCATCAAAGTCTACTACAGTCAGTTCTCTCAAGTTGGTTTGATTATTATCGTCAAAGATTTTCTTTATCCATTGCGGTACAGCGTCTCCCGGCTTATCTCCTTCCATGGCGGCGGTGGGATCCAGTTCGTTATTGAGGTTAGCCCAGTCAAACGGTGCCGGTTCCCCATCCATACCCAAGGGCGCTCTTCCATCTGTGGTGATTAATCCTAATTGGTAGGCTAAGTGGTTAATGAAGTATCTTATATTTCCGGGCATTCTTATGTTGTTTGTGGCTTTACTTGCCCTGTTTATGAGTCCGACAAGTCCGTACTTCTCCATGCCGTCTTTATCCAGTGTGTTTGTGGATGCTTTGGGATTCCCGTGGAGTGTATGTTTTACGTGGTCATCGTATTCATGGGCCACTTGGGCGTTCATGGCAAAACGGGACTGCCTTCCTTTTGCTCTGGCAGCTTCTTCCCATCTTCCTCTTTTTAGGAAATATGCGGCTTTTTCTCCTTCACTGGCAGCTTTTCTTGCCCACCATCTATAATTGGTTGCTTTGTAGATTTCTTTCCCATAAAGAAAAGCCCTTGCCTGGGCTTTGAGTTCATAGGGTGAGATAAGCATGCTGTCTTGAGATACTCTCAATCCGTCTACTGTGTTCCGCAGTTTTATCTTGAGTTCGTTAATTTCTTCTATGGTGGCTTGTTTTGCTTTTTTCTGTTCGGTTTTTTCTTCTTTGAGTTTTTCTTCTTCGCTTAGGAATCCGTTTCTCTTTTTGATGTCATACAGGATCTTTTTACTTACCTTTCCTTCCATGTTCGGATCTAATCTGTCCAATTCTATTAATGATGCCGTGGCAATTCTTGCATATTGCCTCAATTTCCGCTTCATGGCGTTTTGTTCGATTTCCGCCAGTTTCACTTTCCCTTCGGGAGATTCAAGTACTTCTTCCGCTTCTTTCTGGAAATGGTCTTTCCCTGAGATGTTTTCTATAAATTCTTCTCTTTGTTTTTTCTTGTATTTCTCTACTTGTTCTTCCATGGTGCCGCCTGCTTCTTGTATGGCATCTTTGTATGATTCTTCTGTAAATCCTTCTTCTTTAAGTGCCCTCATCCATTCTTTCTTTGTCGGGAAGACGTTTCCTTTTTTCAGCATTTCCAGTCCATATATTCTTTGGCTCCCCAGTTTTCTTTCAAATGTTTCTACTTTTTGGGGAAGGATGTTTTCTTCAAAGTCCACCATGGCTTGTCCGTGGAGTTTTTCCATGAAGTATTTAACGGCGTTTTCTTTGGCAAGTTCTTTGATGTTTTCTTCCCATTTTTTTATGTTTTCTTTTTCGGTCTGCGTATAGTCAAGGCTGTCATCATAGAGGAGATTCCATCTCTTTTCTTCTGCCCAGGCTTCTATTTCTTCTTCTGATGCCATCATGTGGTCAAAGATTTCTTTTACTTCATCGGACGGATCTTTTAAACCCAAGTAGTTTTCCGGATTCTTTATGATTTCTTTTGTCGTTTTATAGAGATTGATCAGCCATTTTTTGAACCGCCGGAAAGTCCCCTGCAGTTCTTTGGTGGGCGCTTTCCCTGTCAAAAGGTATCTTTCAAATCCTCTTGCAAAACGTTCCTGGATGAAGCGTTCCTGCAGTTCTTTGTTTTCCGGATCTTTCTTGATGGCAGCTTCATATTCTTTAAATTCTTTTTCGATCAAGGTGCCTTTATATTCTTTCATAACATCCGGATAGTATGATGCCCACGCACGGATGGCGTCTCTGTCTTTCTGTGCTTTCTGCAGTGTGGCTTCCAGTACTTTGTCTTCTTTGGCAAGTTCTTTCAGTTCCGGATCAGCTGCGATGTTATTCAGCATGGACAGCCACCAGTGGGCACTTTCATGCACAACGGTGGATTGGTTAGCCGCTTCAAAGACGTGGAGAATGTTCTGGTCTGCGTCATAGGCTCCTGCGTAGGCTCCTTTGTGCTCCTGGTTGTAGCGGTTAATGATCTGGATAGCTTTATCATCAAATACAACAAAACATTTCCCGTCTACAAGCCCGTCATAGGTAATACCTTTTACACCCAAAGAATTTAACTTTTCACTGGCCGCTTTTTCTCCACCCAATTCGCTTGCCAGTTGTTTATAAAACTCTCTTCCTGACATGTATTGTAATGCAGACGGTTTATAGCCAATTTCTTTCCACGCCTTTCGTATAACAGTCTGTACTTTTTTCGGCTGTTCGTTGATGTTTTTGAATTCATCAATTAATTCATTGTCTTCGGGAATTTCTACTTCAAAAGCTGTTTTATGCTCATGTCCAGCAAATTCATTTTTTTTCAGAAGTTTTATTGCTTCTTTCGCTCTTTTTACCTGTGATATAACAGTTTGTGCCGTTTTTCCTTCTTTTGATTTTATAAACTCCTGCAGGTGTTCAATGGCTTTATTACTATTTCCCGTTTCCAAAACTTCTGTAAGCGCCATAGACAAAGGGTTTATATCATCTATGATATTCCCAGTGTTTTCATCATACCAATCCCCATCTTCATTTATTTTATATTTTGTTTTTCCTGTAATAACTTCTCCGCTGTTCGCTCCTAATATATCCTTATAATTCTCTGCGATTTTCTTGTCCTGTGCAAAATACAATCCCCATCCGTGTGCTTGATTTCCTTCTCCTGTCCCAATGGATCCTAAATCAAAATGGTCAAAGGTATAGGGGCTTCCATGATAGGCCTTCTGGTGATAAACCCTATAATTATAATCCGGATTCAGTTTTTCGTAGATGCTTTCTTCATATACTTTATTTCCCGGCAGAATAATGTAACTCGTCCCGTGTTCATCTTCCACAGCTACCGCCTTATAACCCAATTCGTCAGCAACAAGTGCGGCCTCTTTTTGTATCATGAAATCCGCATCCGCTTCGTCCGTGCACCCCAACAGTTCATATACTTTTTGTTTTTCTTCTTCGTTTAAATTCCAAACGTTTCTTGATTCTGTTGTTAAGTCATATATTAATTCAGCATCATCTCCATATTTCTTTTGGAAAATTTCATATACTCCATCTTCATACGCTAAACTTTTGGCACTTATAATGTCATCTTCATTTACTTCTGAAATATATATTCTGTCTCCGTGTCCAAGTGCAGAATTTCTACTGCTGCTATAAAACATTCCATGAAAATATCCTTCTTTTATCACGTCACCTTCTACAGGATCCACCGCGCCATGGAAGAATATATCCGCGTCTTTGTTTATCGTTTGATAGTATTCTTGATTCTGTTCCTTTAATTTGACAAGATCACTTTCGTTTGGTATATTTTGGTTAGAACTGAATGAAATGGTTGCCTCTATGGGCGATTGGAGCCCGGCAGATTGCAACCAGTCATTAGTTCTTTTTTTATTTATATATTTCGCACTTGTCAGAAGTCTGGATTTTATCCATACGCTATCTCTTTTACCATAAACAGATTCTATAATATTTGCATCATAATATATTCTTGCTCCTACTTTTTTATTCAATGTGAATGGAATAATAATAGTATCTCCATTTCTATCTACTAACGTAGTGACAACTACTGGTTTCCCTTCGTTTTCAACAATTGCCATCGGATCTGCAATAGCACTCGGTAGTTGTTTCATGAGTTCTGGTGTCATTTCATCTGCATGTCCATGTTTCCCCGTCTTATCTTCTGTATGCTTAAGTATCTTTGAAAGCACATTTTGATGAACATATATCGGAAGAATTTCTGCTCCTGCCAGTTTCATCACTAACGGTGTTGTCATAACTTTCACATTACCGCCTTTGAGCTTATTCTCCATGAATAGATCTATTTTCTCCGAAAATTTTTTAGTATCTTCTTCCAGCTTTTCTTCTGCAGAGATGACGTTTTGACGTAATCCTTTCTTTTCCCCGCCGTTTTGGATTGACGCTACAATGTTTTCAATCGGCAGGTTATAGATCTTGGAGAAGTTATCTACCAGTCTTGCGTACACAAACGCGCTTTCTTCTGCCGCTTCTGCTGCTTTGGCAGGAGCTTTTTTCAGTTGTTCCAGCGTGGGAGCGTACACATCGTCATAGGCTTTTTGCGACAAAAGTGTCCTTGCGGCAATGTCTCTTGTGTCCAGTTCTTTTATATAGTCTTCCAGGGATTCAATGGTTTCTACTTCTTTTCTTGCCGTTTGGATGGAATTGATATATCCCTGTTTTTCTTCTTCTGAAAAGGCTGATGTGCTGTCTATTTCACTGATGGCTTCTTGTTCAGCTATGTCATAGAGTTCTCTTCTGTTCGGTTTTCTTCCGTATTTCTTCCAAGCGTTTGCATACCACCTGTCATTATTTGTCGTTCGGATGTAGGATCCGCCTATATACCCGCTTGTGATGACTCCTCCATGTTCATAGTCTCTGGACCATTTATACACGGGAACTTTTTCTACTCCTTGCGGTTCATAGTCCGCGTAGTATTTATAGTTGATGAGTTCTTCATAGGTTTTTAGTGCTTCTGCTTTTACTTTTTTATAGTTTTCTTTTATGTCATCCATGCCTTCTGCAAAGATTTTTTCCATGGCGTTTTTCTGTTCCGGATCAGTGAAGTCACGGTCAAGGATTGTTTTTGCCACTTCTGCTTCTCTTGCTTCTTTTGTTGCGTTGAATATCTGTCTTGTTTTTTCTATATGTTTTCTTGCTTCTTCAATATCATGGAGTGTCTGCCCGTCTTTATCGAAAGCGGCATGATTAGAGAGTGTCTCTGCGGATTCTTCGGAAATTTTCTGCATGTAGATACCGGCTTTCAGTTCCAGCTGTGTTCCTTCTTTTACTGCATTGTCCACTTGCTCTGCTGTGGCGATTCCGCCCGTCACGAGCTGCGTCAATGCTGTTCTTCCTTCTTCTGTTTCGGCAGCACCGGCAGCATCAATGTATATAGTTCCCATCCCTTCTTTATCAAGCTGTGCCTGTGTCTTCTGTGCATAGACTTTCGGATTTATCTTGAAAACTTTGTTCTGTTCTCTTTCTTTGATGACGGTTTGTGTCATTTCTTTTTCATTCTCACGGTAGAATGCTTCTCTTGCGGCATGCCAGTCTTCTTTTGTCAGTCGTTTCAATCCTGCATAATTACCACCGCCGGAAATGACGGCTCCTGGCATGCCCATCCCTACTGCCGCCGGAATGGCTTCCACCATAGCGTCAAAAGCGCTGTTCCACATGTTTTTCCATGTCATGTTCTTATCTCTTCCCATCATTTTTTCATCAGCGTTAGAGATCAGATCCTGCCAGCCTTCTTCTGCAATTTCCGCCGCCGTCCCCTTGGCATATTGTTTTGCGGCCTCTTTTATGGCATATTTTCTCATGGCTCCGCGGCTTGCGGACAGAAGTTTATTTCTTGTACCGGCATTCATAATAGCTGATTTAGCCACACTTCCCCCTACAACTTTTGCCAATGTCCCATAGGCCAGTGTCATTAATCCTGTTTCTACGCCTGCCTGCAGGATGGCTTCACGGGTGGCCATCCCTTTTGCTTCGTTTCTTGAGTACATCTTTGTACCATCTGCATTTTTCTTATTCGCCAGCCGGTAGTAGTTCATTCCCATGTTTGATCTAAGGGATGATGCAAAGATGGTGGCGGCCATGATTCCTCCCACGACTGGCGCCCCCAAGACAGAGGTTATGGCTACCCCTGCCGCCGCTCCTTCCGGGAGGCTTCTCAGCATTCCTGCCCCCATCATGGAAAACTGTTTTACGGTTTCGGTTGCAATCAGCCCTATGGTGGAATCGCCGTCATATTCTTTGGTTCTTGCGTTAATGGCTTCTATTTTTCTATTCATTTCTTCATCAGTAATGTCTCCGTTCCTGGCCGCATAACCGATTTCAGAAATCTTATCCATGTTTTGTCCGGCTTCCCAGGCATCGGTAAAGGCTTTGAATGCTTCGCCTATAGATGACGGTTCTCCGCTGATTTTTCCTGCTGTAGCTCCTGTGATGACTCCTCTATCGTGTAAAATCTGATCTGCTTGTTTTAAGGCAAGTGACGCCGACACAGGATCGTTCATGGCGACCTCCGCCAGTTCCGGATAGAGTTCTTTTAATGCATTGGCAGAAAAAGGGCGTCCCTGCATGATTTCCTGTGTCTTCATCCAAGCGTACTGGTTCTGTGCCATTTCATAAGCTTCTTTGCTGTCTACCAGCATTTGGGCCGGAAGTCCCAATGGATCTCCTATTTTGTGCGCCTGTTCCAGTCTTTTTTCTTTATCCGGATCGGGATCATAGAGATTACTGTAGATGTCCATGCTCATGTTTTGGAGTCTATTATCCGCCCAGTTTTTGGCGGCGTTTGAAATGCTTTCTGCCGCACCACTGATTCCGTCTCCAATTTTTTCTAAAATCCCTTTCGGTGGAGTATGTGGTTTTGCATCTCCTGTTGGGGCCGTTCGTAAATCTTCATTGACACCAAAAGGCGCAATCCCCGCGAAAGCTTCATTTAATCTTCTTAAAGAATCTTCCTGTTCTTTTGTGTTCTGTATTTCTTCAATAGGATCTTGATTGGGTGCTGCATTATACTCGTCCATGGTTTTCTCCTTAGTAATCTTCTATGTTTACTTCGTTCTTCTTGACTTTATCCCAGTCTTCCGCGGGGATATAATGGTGTCTTCCGTAGTAGTCCACTGCGTCTATTCCTTTATCATCGTAAGTCATGTGGTATTCTTTAATTCCCATCTGCATTAGCTGTGCATCACTGGCTTCCGGCGTACTCATTCCAAAGAATCCATAATCCGGTCCCACTTTTTTCTGTGTGTACGCCTCTATCCACATGTTTTTTCTTTCAAATTGATTGGGTTCTCTTCCGTTTTTGTTTTTAAACTCAAAAGCTTTCTGCATAACGATCTTTTTTGCTTCCGAAAAATATTTTTCGATTTCCGGTTTTGCTAATCCCGTCATGTCCATTACATCATTTTTATCTTCATCAATTTTAATAGCATATTTCCCCTCTCCTGCCTGCGCCCGCGTTAGTTCCTGCTCTAATTCTATAATCTGTTCTGGTCGAAACGCTTTCCCTAATATTTCAGCAGCATTTTTGAGATCTTCATCCAAAGTTTTTTTATCTAATATATCTACACCGATTCTATTCATGTATTTTTCAAAAGCTTTATTTTGATTCTCTTTTGTTCCAAAACCCCCATATGCATCTTCCCCTTTTACGGCTTTTAATGCGCTTAATCTCAAACTGCGATAGGACCCGTTGTTCAAAAGTTCTGGATTTTCTACTCCTTTGGATTTTATGAATTCATACATATCTTCGTTCGATGTTCCATTTTCCGTCATGTCCATCAATTGGATCTGCAGGTTGTTCATCATTTCTGTTTCTTTGGCTTTTTTTGCCTGGAGATGTTCCCCAAGGACAGAGAAGAAGGAGTTCCTTTCGGTCTCTTCCAGTGCGGCTTTTTCCTCGTCAGACATCGGAGCCGGAGCACTATATTCTTTGGCAAGTTCTGTAGCGCTGGCAGCATACGATTCCTCATGATCAGTAAAGTAACCATGTTTTTTCATTATATGGACTACATCTGCCGGTGATTTCACGCCTTTTATTTCTTCCGGTGTACAGTAGGTTTTTATCCAATTTACATAACTCATTGCGGATTCTTCCGGTGTTGCATACTTTTTAAATTTTGCTGTGGTAGAGTATGCATTCCCATTTTCGTCACGTTCCCATGTATTGAGTTCCTGATATTCTCCTTCGCCATCCCATTTATATCCGAAGTAATTATTTCCAGGTGCGCTTTCTCCTCGTCCTGATTCATGGGCGGCAATTGCAAAACCCCAAGATGGATCCCATCCTAATTCTTTTGCAATCGTATCTCCTATTCGCCCCAATGCGGTTTCATTTGATTGAGCCGGCAGCTGTAATGGATTTTCTTTTCTGTAAGCTTCCCATACTTCTTCTTTGGATTTTCCCATCATTTCCGGATGGTTATTCAGCCATGTTTCCGCGCTGTCTTTTGTGGTCTTTGCTACTTTTTTACCTGTAAATAATGTTTCGTATTTCTTTAAAATAACTTCATTCCCGCCTCTTGCCCTCAATTGTCCTATGAGTGTATTTCCCCGTTCATAGTCATTGGATGCGGCTAATGTGGAGAGGACGGTTTCTGCTGTATGATCTAAAATGGCCTTTTGTTTAATGTCTATGGATTTTTCGTCCATTCCTGTTCCGGCCATAATAGCCCTTGATGTAGTTTCCATATTTCCATAGACGGATTCGAAACTGTCCGGACTTCTCACAATTGAGTTGATGGCGTTTTCATTCATTTCTGTCATCTGATTGCTTGCATAGGAGAGAAATTCTTTTCTTTGGAATTTATCTATGCTGTCCAAGTTAGAGGTGATTGACGTTTCTACCTGGTTACGAAATGCTCTGTTCGCATACTCTGAACTTATTCCGTATTGTCTCATAATCTGCTGGCGGATCTTCTCTTCATTCTGCTGATAAGCTGCCTGGAGTCCTTCGGCATTTTTCCCCTGCATGGTGTTTGTCAATCCGTTTTTTTCATCGTACAAAAGAGAATTAATCTGCCGATTGTATTCGTTTGTCGCGTCAACAACTCTGTCATTTTGGTCTTTCATCCACGCTTTTGTTCTTGCATCAATTACCTGCCCTAAAGCATTCCCCAATGCTTCTGTACCTGTTACGTTCGCGCCATAAGCATTGGGATCGGTGATGGGGTTTATTTTTGCGTTTGAGAGGTTTTTATTTATCGTTGAGTCGTATTGTGTGAGTTTCATTATTTCCTCCAAATGGAACGCCACGGATCATAGTGTTTTCCTATGCCTTGCCCTATGATGTCTTTCGTCTGTGTCAGCCCTACTTTTGGAATAAATCCTGTACTCATGGCATTTCTTGTGTACATTGGAGCAGGAGTGGTATAGGTCAGATTTCCGCCGGAAAGGCTCCCTTCAAATCCGGTTCTCATATTCATTCCTGCAGGCTTCGGCAGGCTTGCTCCTGCGAATTGTTTATACGTCCCAAACATCCCCGCGGCAGTTGAAATGAAGTTTGCCAATCTTTGGGATTTCCCCTGTGCTTTTGCGTTCGCCGCGGAGGCTCTTGCGGCGTTTGCCTGGTTCTCATAATTGACTTGGTTCGTGTAGGCGTTCAAAGTGTCATTTCTCTGGTTCCATAAAAGATTCATACTGTCTTGTCTGTATTCGCTTATGGCTGCGCTGTTTGCGTCAAGAACGCTTCCTATATTATCCAGTCCTGATGCTCCTGCAGATGCCGCTTGCTGTCCTAAAATGAGTCTTCTTTTGCTGTCCAGCTTTTCTTGCTGCTGTGCGTAGTTTTCCGCAATCTGTTCTCTTTGCCGGTCCATTATTCTTGCATTCTGATCTGCCGCCTGTGCCTGCGCATTATATGCAGACACCTGCGCTGCGGTCTGCTGTTTTATCTGCCTGTTCTGATTAATCCCCGATATAAGCTGCAGCCCCATCATGGCGCCCATTACACTGCACATTATTTCCCTCCTATTTCAAATCTCACAAAAATATCTCCTTTTTCTGTTTTGCACGTATCTGTAAAAAGCGCCCCGGCACGTTTAATGTATCGGAGCGCTTTTGTATTGTCCTCATGGATCCAGTTTGTCATGTATCCATATTCCTTTTTACAGTCGTTGATGTACTGCAGTCCTATTTTCACAAGTTCTTTATGGTACAGATCTACAAGGACGGTTCCTAATGCCCATATGCAATATGATTTTTTCACGAAACCGAATATCATGACGGGTTCTCCGTTCTTGGCCACATAGGCTTCATCGGATAAAATAATGGATTGTCTCACAGCTTCTTCTCCATGATCACAAAGGGCGGTGATTTCTTTTTTATCCATAGGTCTCATGTTTTCAAAGATGTATTTTGTCAACCAAGGAACATCTTGTTCTTTTATTTTTTCTATGGTGATTTTTCCGTAGTTATCCATCGAGTTCTACCTCTCTTACGACTGCCGACAGGTTAAACGGGTATGGTTCATCTGATGTGATGACTGTTCTCCCTGTGAGTTCAAATCCTCTATTCGGCATGGTGATGTGTTTATCTCCGCTGTACAGAACAACATCTTGTTCCGAAAATTCATCGTATTTGATAGGTAATGTATTTGTTTTTTCTATCCCCACCCGTCCGCCAAGGGAATGATTCAGTCTCAGCGTGACGGCGGAGACTTTCTTTTTCCGCCCTTGGATGGTTCCTGTTTTGGTGTTTATTTCCAGGTTTGGAAGTTCTACCGTCATTGTATAGGGCAGTCCTGCGATGATATAGGATGCCTCCTGCGGAAGTGTGAAATTGCCGCCTTCGTCCGTTTGGATTTTTTCATAGTACCTTCCATCCGCCAAGACCCCTATTTTTGTATTGGGCAAATGAGGGACAGATCCTTTTGCCGTGGTTTCTGTTATCTTCACCGAAGCGTCCAGCATGATATAGTCTTTGGGATTTTCTGTTTCCTTGTTGTTACATAGTTCTTCTATGTATGTTTGATTTCCCCTTTTTACCGCGATGTACACGTTATCTTCGTTTTGATTTTCCACATTGCAAACTGCCATGACTTTTCCTTCTGTTTTTATTCTTGACCAGGCATAGACTTTCTGATCCTGAATGTACGAAAGGCAAGCCATCGTGCCATCCAAGAGGACAAAGTACAGTTTTGAGTCCGGTTCCTGCATGTAGGCCATATCTTCTATGGTTGTGTTTTTTGTAATGTGTTTTGCCAAGAGTGTTAGATCTGCCCCATCGTAGGAGTCTGATTCAAAACGATACTGCATATCTCTCACTGTTTTTCCTCTATGCTGTACGAAAATGACCCGTCCGCCTATTGATAAAGGAATGACATTCGTTGTACCCCTGGATGTCTGCATCTTGGGATTAGCTTTTGTTGGCGTGACCGCTGTTCCGCCGGAAAGGATCCATTCATTCCCGCCTGTCATGATAACTAAATCCGATTCCGGCACAAGGTGTTCTATGGTCTGCTGTTTTCTATTGATGAACGCCAAGGCTACCGCCGAATCATCCGTGACGGTTCCGGATGCTTTTTCTACAGAGAAGTTATTATAGTCCCCGCTTCTTGAGAGCCATAGCATATACGGCTGTTTTTTTGTGGCGGCTACACATAATCTGTCTTGAAAGAAACCTATAGCCGATGGATAACCGAATTGGTCATTCCATGCGTTTAAGCAGACGTAATCCGCCGGGTTTGTATTTGCAAGGGGATCTATGACTTCCGCATTGACTTCCAATGGAGAGATGTAACCGGTGATTCTTACCATTCCTACGTGTGTATATGGTAGTGCGGTGAGGTCTGTATTCCCCGCTGTAGATACAATTCTTAACCTTGTATACTCTTCTACCGTTCCGGATTCTGATGCATTGAAGTCATCGTTTGATTTATAGGTCCTGTAATCTTTCCACGGACCATTATTTGTGCTTTTCTGTACGGTCACGGTTCCTGTCCATGTACCATGGGTAATGATCTTCCATGATTTTCCACAGAGTACTTCTCCCGATGTTCCGCCGCCGTTTTGTGTCACAGTCTGCGAGTCTACTTCCTGGTTGATCTGTATATAGGCGCCGATCATGTTTTCTGAAAAATAGTTTTTACTTGCATATAGTTTAATGGACCCTGTTTTTCCCGATGGCACTATTGACAGATCGGCTTCCAGTTTTATATTTACCCACCCAGGACTTCCGGAAGATCCATCTTCTCTCCCTGTTCCACCTATGCCACCGGCACCGCCATTACCCATGTTTGCGCCGTTTATTTCTTCGTGTCCATGTTTTCCGCCTTCTGCGGTAATTCCGTTAAAAGAGGACTGGGTTCCATCTGTTCCGGGCCCGCCATCGGTTCCTTTACCGCCGTTTCCGCCGGCTCCCACGACTATTGTATAAGAGTTATCTTTTTTCAGATCTATTCTTTGCGTTACAAGGGCACCTCTGCCGCCGTCACCGCCTTTTATGTATTTATCATCCAAAAATTTTATGTATTTGCCTCCTGCTCCGCCACCGCCGCCGCCCGCTATTGTTACTGTATATGTGCCGTCTTTTTTACAATTGAAGGCGTATGTTCCCGCAGAATTGTACGATGTATCTACTTTCCCTTCTATTTCTGTTGAAAGTGAAATATCGAAGTATGGCTTTTTTATTTTATAGTCTCCGATTGTCCAGTTGGTGTCGCTGTATCTTGATAGTTTCTGGATAGGGTGTGTGCCTGATGCAATAAACATCACATCAGCAGACTGGCATGTTCTTAGTTCTTTCAGTTCATCTTCTGCGAATGGTGTGACAAGTTCTACTCCTGTATATCTGTTTCCTTTCCAAATTCGTATATATCTATTTCCCATTTCAAGCATGAATGAACTGTCTATTGTTGTAAATTCTTTTAGAATTACTTTTTCATTTTTTGTCTTTCCGCAGTACAAGGTTCCCCCACGTTTATACACCGCGCCATAGGGACGTATATATGCGTTTTCCGCCGTAAGTAAAGCGGCGGCGTATTTATCCAGGTCTATTCTGTTTGCGACTTCCGGGGATATTTCCCCTGTGGCAAAGGATGATTGAATGTGGTAGATAGTTTCTCTTTGCATATTAACCTCTCATATTGAAATATTTACGAGGGTATGTCGTTTCATGATGGTTCTGTACGGCGCTTTCCTGTTTCGCATTAATCAGCGCCTGATGCATAAGTTGATACTGCAGGTTTGCAGCACTGGGACTTCCCGACAAAGGTACTGCTATGTTTGCCGCCAGGGAATGAGACAGTGCTTCAATGAAGTAATCAGTGAACAGTTCCCCGTTCTCCACGTCTGCGGTATAGCTTGCATAAGCATTTTGTATATCTGTGCAGATTACTTTTGTTGAGTCGTTTACGGTTGAAATGAAGTAGTCTTCTTTTCCTATTTCTCTTGCACTTTCTTTTTCGTAGATTTTTCGGATGACAAGGCATTTTGCCGGGTAGGCATAGATGTACTTCCATCCGGGGATTTTTTCATTTAAGAGTGCGAGTTTTACATATCTTTCCGCAAATCCCCATCTGTGTTCGGACAGGAGTTTTCTTCTTAAATGGTCATAGAATATGCCGCACTGGATTGCTTCTTCCGACTCTTCTTCAATTGACGCTATTCTGCCCTGTCCGATGTAGGCAAGGGCCATATTGCAAATATCTGTACTGTTCATAGATCCTCCTTTTCTCTATCTACTACTTTTCAAGTAGTTTTAAGAGTAGTAAACATAGAAAAAGAGGAGACGCTCCTGCGCCGTCCTCTTTGTCTTTAACAGTATTTCTTTACCAGCTCCACCAGTTCTTCCTTGGTTTTAATGTCCTTCGGAACATCTTTTCCTGCACGGATTAATCTGGCGCGGAGCTCATTGGCGGAAAGGTCTTCCAGTTTCCGCCCGCTTACCGCTTGTCCAAAGTGGATGCCGCTCATACGAGGTCTACATCCATGGTGAGGAATGCGCGGATGGTTCCCGTAGTGGCTCCTGCTACTTCAATCTGCAGGTATTTTTTGCATCCCGCCGGTACCTTCACTGCCGCACCTGCTCCTTCGTCTTTTGCGAGGGAGAGAGTTGTCAGCGTGACGGCTCCCGTCATATCTTCTTTGTCCGCTGTCTTAAGTGTGATTGTTGCCGCGGCAGAAAGCGGTTTCAACGCAATAACCTTTAGCCACAACGGATTATACGCGTCCCCGCCGGCTCCGTTATTTACGACTTTAGATTTAGTCCCTTTGGACAGGTCCTGTTCATAGAAAAAGGTGTTTTCTGCATCAATAATCATTTTTAGTCCTCCTTATTTGTTTTCTGTAATTGCGTCTTCGGTGTCCACGAGGGCGTCTTCTTTGCGTACAAGAATACCGTTTACGGAGATTGTTACCGGACCCTCCATCAGTTCGCGGCGGGTGATGTAGGAATTAGCCTTATCGCTATAGAAGATAGTAAGGAATGTATACATTTCCGGGGACACGTACCATACGGGATGGACGGTATTGAGATTCCTCATGCGTCCCTGCGCACGGATCATGGCGTCTACTACCGCTTTTTTCTGTTCCACAGTGGCCGCTGCGGCGTTCACGGCTCCTAAATCAATGTTCCTTACTGCGGCAACCATTTCAGGATCTTTGACGGCAAGTCCAGGTTTCCACTTGAAGAGTGTGGAAAGAGCGCGGAATTTATATCCATCTGCATCGATGGCATCTACTTCTCCCAGGTCCTGGCGTTTCAATCCTGCATAGCCGTACTTTGGGTAAATGCCTGTAACGGCACGGTCTCCCCAGCCCACAAGAAATGCGGAAGAAAGTTTGCCTTTCCCTGTTCCGCCGGCATTGATGACCTGGTAAGAGGCATCGTGTTTCTTCCCGCCGTATTTATTGTAGCGGATTCCCAGTCCGTTGAATTCATCCAAATTCTTTGCGGAATTTCCGTAGAACATGTGGTGAGCCACGGCCTCCCCCATGGCTTCGACAAACGCCATGTCTTCGGATGTTCTGAACGCTTCTTTATCTGGTGCAAGGGACACGAGTTCTACGTCCACTTCCGAGCGGGACTCCATCAGGCAGCAGGTGTCCGTTACCTGTTTGGTGCTGGATTTTCCTACCGGCACGCCGCGGTTAATCTGCCTAAGATGTACTTCGGGCAAGCCGTTCCGCTGCGTAGTCTGGTTGCCTGTGGGCAGGTTTCCTTCTGCCCATCTTACGTCTTCTAAAATTGGATTGGACTGGACGAGTGTTTCAATGACTACATCAATGGATCCGTCCGGTGCCTGTCTTTTTCTTAAATCATTCAGTGTTAATGCTACTGCCATTTGTTATTCCTCCTTAATAATTTTCAAAATTGGTATTGGGGTACATGGGTGTTTTTCCGCCTTTTGCATTTCCGCCGCCTACGCCGCCGTCTTCGGAAACAAGTCTTCCCAGTTCGGAAATGGCACGTACGATTTCTATACGGTCTCCTACGCCTGTTTCGCTTAGGAGTTTCCTGATTCCTGGTGATGTTTTCTCCAGATGCTGGAGTCCTGCGCCGTATTCGTTCATGGTTTTCTCGAAGTCCGCCCCAAGTTCTTTTCGGGTTTCTTCCTGCCACTTGTCGTACTGTGCTTCCCGCATATCGTTCATCTGCTGAATAAGCCCTTTCCCGTACTCAAAACCGTATGCGGCCATCTGGTTTGCCTGTTCGTTAGTAAGGTTCATTCCTTTACAGATTTCACCGAATTTCTGCGAAATGGCTTCATCTAAGGTTTCGCCTTCGGGCAATGCCAATGTGAAATCGTATGCTTCCGGTGCACCTTGCGGGTTCTGCGGATCCGGTTCCTGGTTCTGTGCCTGCGGTTCTGTGCCTGCCTGCTGTGCCAGTCTTCCCGGTTCTTGATTCTGTACCTGTGGTTCTACCTGCGGGTTCTGCGGATCCGTGTTATTGCTCGCCTGTGCCTGCTGGTTCTGTACGCCTTCCATTTGTTATTCCTCCTTGTTTTCTAATAATGCTTTTGCTTTGAATTGAAATTCGATGTATTCTTTTTCGGCTTTTTGTCTTAGTTCGAATCCTTCTTTTCCTAAGAGTTCGACCATCTCTTTTTCTATCTGGATCCCGATTGACCTTCTGCCCTCGTTGTAGAATGTCTGCGAATTTCCTGTGAATGTTTCGGCTTTGTAGCCTGTCATTTCAAGAATGTGAATAAAAAACCATCTCCCCGCTTTGCTTTTCAAAACGGTTCTGATGGCTTTTACGTCTTCTTCTCTTTTCTGTTTTTCTATATATTTCCGGATGAGCACATCGTGCTCTGTTACATTGGTTTTCATTTATCCACCACCTATCCCCAAGAGGTTCTGCAATGCAGGGTTTCCATCGTTGGCAGCATCTGTCAGGTTTTTCGCCGCCTGTGCCGCCGGTGCCATGGCCTGTGCCTGCTGCATCATGTACTGCTGTTCTTGCTGCTGTTCCATGGCTTCTTGTTCGGCTGTTATCATCTGCATGATTTCTTCCGTGCTTCTCTGCATGACGGCAGGAGCGCCAAGGAGTTCAAAGTATCTCTTGACGGTGCCGATCGGATCGATGGCTTTCAGGGCTTCCGGATAGATCTGCGCCATTTGTCCAGCAAAGGATACGGCTTGTTCGATATTGACAAGGCCACTCATTTTCTGTGCCTGGGCAAGTGGCGAGATGTACTCTATCTTTATGTCCTGGTCTGCCATTCTTTCAGCAAGTTCTTCCGGGAGCGGTGGAAATAGTCCTAATCTTTCGGCGATGTTATAGACTCTTTCGATAATCGGAGAAAGGAATTCATCCTGCAGGCGTTCTACCACGGGTCCCAGCTGCTGGAGTTTTTCCTGCTGGCGTTCCATAACTTCCCGCGCTGTCATCTGCGGGGTGTCGATGGAGTCGAGCATAAGGAAAAGGTCTGCGCTGTAGGTTCTTCTTATGCTTTCTTCTGTCCGTTGGATTTCTGTTGCAAGCCATTCCGGATTTCCCGGCACTTGGAAGAGAGGTTCTACTGTTGGATTGGTTCCCGTATTGTTTAGGTTTGTATATCCTCCCGGTATCAGATCAACTCCTCCGATATCTCCTACAATTGCGGGTCCTTTCATTGGTGGCTTTACCATAAGCTCTACTGCCGTCAGGAAGTCTTTTTTCATGATCTGCAGCATTCTTGCATCGCCTTCGGCGTACCATCCGGGACCTTTTCCATAGGGACTTCCTTCTATGGTCTGGTATCTTGCCGTTGGTACAGGGAATTCTTCAAATCCGCCGGTAAATAAAAAGCCTTTCCCTTCGTCTACTGATTGTTTATCTATCCAGTAAAGCGAGGTATAAGGCATATTTTTACTTCCCGTTTGTCCGACTGTCCTGTATCTGTTCGGCATGACAAGCCAATAGGTGGTAAATGATTTGTTGTATCTTCCGCCTTCGTTCTGCAGGGCGTCTTTGACGGCACGCGGCAGGTTTTCTTCTCCAAATTGTTCCAGGAGCTGGTCTGCTGTCATCTGGAATTCTCTGCAGAATGTATCTACTCTCCCGCTTGCTCCGCTTGCCAAGTAGTAGGTGCCGATGGTGTACTGCTGAAATCTCACGCCTGTTTCCGGTGATGCGAATACTCCCAATGGTGCCTGCCCATGGGCAATTTCCATGTAGCATGAATGGATGGAGTTGTAGAAGTTGGATCGATGGAGCATGTACTCCACGATTTCCTGTCTGATATCGAGGACGCTTGCGGCTTCCATGTCTTCGTTTGCGCTGCTGTTTGAAAAGCCGAATTTAAACCATTGTCTTGACGGCGGTGTGAGTCCGGATTCCATTCCTGCGGCAAATGCGATATTAGCAAGCCATGCTACACCGTTTGAGATCATGAGGTCTTTTCTTCGGGCTTTGTTTGTCGCGTCGGCGGTGTCTCCAAATTCCCCGATGAAAGGGAGCTGGTGATCTCTTATATCTTTCCAGCGTTCTTCATATTCCCTCCGATATTCCCGCATGGCTTTTACACGATGAAGAACGCTTTGTTTATCCGGCGCTCTGATTGTCGGCTGATCCGCCGGCAGGGCAGCGGCTGTTATTGATAGTCTCTCCATTTTTTACCCCAATGTTGATTTTGTATTGATCGGTGCAACGTCCGCCAGTCTTGTTGCCGCATATCCTTGTTTCTGTTTTCTTTTTTTAGCGGCTTCGGTATCGGCGGTTCCGCCGGCGTCAATGTCTGCATTGGTGATTGTGGTTGCAGACGGCGCTACTTGTTTAATTTCCGGAGTGCTTACGCTTTGTTTTCCCCCGAATAATGCTGAACACATTTAAGTACCTCCTTTAAGTAAATAATTGATATTTTGTATTGACTCTTTTCTTGTTGGGTGCCCTGATCACCGGAACGGCGAATGTCAAAGCTAAGGCATCCGCATCATTAGGAGACGGAATGCCTTTTTGCTTCATGTATTCTTTTGACTGCAGCTGGAGTTTCCCGTCTTCTGTCGGTTTGATTTCTACTCCTGTGAGATCGTCCTGCATCTGCTGATCATCGGGATATGCCCCGCCGTTCGCAAGCCATTTTCTCATCTGGTCCCACATGTACGCCCGCATATTTTTACATGCCATATCGGGAGATTCTCCGCTGAACGGTATTAGGTTCCAGTGTCGTCCCATGGTTTCTCCTGCAGAATAGATTCCTGTGCCATAGCCCATGTCTATATTGACGGCATCGGCTTTGTATTCGTCCTGGTATCTTGCTATCAAGTTGGCTACGGCTATATCGTTGTTGTTTTTTTGTATTTTCTTAAGTCTTTTTGCCATTAAGCCTTGTCTCAGCCATATAGCGGTGGCGTCATCGCCCATCCATGCAGGGTCTACCCCGATAATGACCGGGGCAAAGTTAAATTGTTCTGTTTTCAGGTTTCTTCCCCGCGCTTTTTCTGCCAGTTCTGTTGAGATTAATTGTAGTGAGCTTGCGTTCGGGAATTGTCCTTTTACTCTGATTCTTACAAAGTCGCTGTCTTCTCCCCAGGTGTTTATCCATTGTCGTATGAGTCCTTTATTTGAGAACGAAACGCTTCTTGAGTCTACTTGTTTCTGATTCCAAAGACTCCTGAATTTATGAAAACAGTCGTAAAATCTTCCGGTGTTTCTTGTTGGGTTTCCGAATGCACACCATATGATTTCTGTATCTCCATCTGTCATGGCACCTTCGGCTACTTCCCATATCTGATTAGATATAGCGGAGGCTTCATCAAAGAGTAAAAGGATTCTATTCCCTTGGTTATGCAAGCCTGCGAAGGCTTCGGTGTTGTTATCGCTCCACGGGATGGCGTCTATGCGCCAGTTCTTTTCTTTATTTGATTCGTTTGCGAATATAGCGGTAGCTGTCGCTGTGAACAAAGGCCGCCCGATAAACAGGTTGTACCATTTTATGAGTTCCGGCCATGTTTTTGTTCGGAGCTGTGTTTCTGTGTTTGCGGTGACAACTCCCCTGGTGTTTTCATGTGTTGAGATTGCCCAAAGGATAAGCCATGCGACTAACGTACTTTTTCCTATCCCGTGTCCTGACGCCACGGCTTCTCTGACTACGTTGTCTTTGATTTTCACGCCGTCTCTTATGTCTTTCAGTATGTCTTTCTGCCATTCTTCGGGACCGTTCATTTTTTCCAGCGGCCCCGGTTCCCCCCATGGAAAAGCAAAGTAGACAAATTTTAAGGGGTCGTGTGTGTATTCACCTAAGGCTTCGACAAGTTCAATGATTTCATTCATTTTTTATTACGCGCTCCCGTGCCGCTTTCAAAGCGTTTGTCATGCTTATTTCTCCTTTGACTTCGACTTCTCTTTTATCCCGCCAGTCTTCGGGTTTTCTATTTTTCAGAAAGAAGATGATTGCCAGTGTTTCCGGCGCCATCTGTTTTGTTGTTTTTTTTACTTTTTTCTTGCCTTCGTCATCTATTTCTATTGTTGTTTCTTCGAATTCATAGCCCACGGCTCTTTTATAGAGTGCGTTTTCTACTTCTATGTCTACTATGTTTTTATTTTTTTTTAGGGCGTCTGCTATGTCCGGGAATCTCTTTTTCCACTCAGAAAGTGTGCTTCTACGAATGCCCATGTTGTGAGCGATCTGCTCATCTATGAGTCCGTTTCTTGCCCAGGCTGCTATCTGCAAAAGTCCATCTTTTGTGCGCCAATATTCAAATTTTCCTTTTGCCACGGCAGCCTCCTTTCATCAAAAAAGGCACTCATTGTGAGTGCTGCCGAAAATGCAAAACCGCCCTTTCGGACGGTATCATGATGTTTTTTCATACTTATTCAACTTTAATTTATCACTTTGTCACGCATGACCGCAAGTGACATGCAGTGACACTACGTGACATCTATTTCTTTTTACTATTTCGCTAATATCAGAAGTGCGTCATCCACATCTAATTCCAGTTCGTCATATATATAATTGCCGATGCAAAGCTTTCGGTAATCATCTTTCGCAGATTCAATATCCTCGTCATTATACGCATATGCAATAAATAGATAGTTCTTTTTTTCTTCTTTAACTTTTACTGTAAATGTATCAATCCCAGTGTTTATTACGCCGAATAATCCCTCTTTAGAATCAAGTCCTTTTTTCACTGCAAGAATAATGCTGCCTTTTAAGTTTATCAGCAGCCGCCCAATATCAAGTCGTTTACTATAATTTTCATTGATATCATGGTAATATTTCTTGCCGTTTAGAGTTAAATTCGGTATGTGATTTCGCATAAAAATATCATAAGCTTTTTTACCGCTCGCATGATATTCTTTCGTAGCTTCTTTATGCCAGATTAAATATAACTCCGACTCTTCCATTTCGTCATAAGCCGGCATTTCTACGGCTATATATCCATTTAATTCTTTGTCGTTCTTTCGCATTTCCACAATATCTTTATATATCTGCGATAAACTCCATCTCGGATACGTTTTTACAATATGCTTTTCTTTTAAAATTGCTGCTATAATGTGTTTCATTTTTTATCACCTGTCTACTTCCCATCCTAAATTGAATAAGTCGATGTCCGATATATCTTCTTTTGCTTTGACTACCCCAATTTTGTTAAAGCTATATCCAATCAATTTATAAACTGTATACCCGTCTGCTATTCTTTTGAAGCGGTATGTCTCTCCGCGGCTCGATAAGTCGCGGATTCCATCAAACACACTCAGGTCTTTTACGTTCTTTTGCTCTTCCTTTTTTATATACTCTTCCATAAATGCATTTAATGTTCTATTTGCCGTGCTTCCATTCTTCTTGCACAGCTCTTTGAATCTGTCTCGAATTTCAGCTGTGGTTCGTAGGTTTAGACTTACGCTTTCGTGCTTTTCCGCTTTTTTTATTATTTTTTCTGTTTTCATTTTTAAGCGTCTCCTGTTCTTATTCAATAAAATCTACTGAATTAAAAAACTTTGTTTATGATTTTTCAGGATGCAGTGTTCTTTTAGCCCCAATCTTCTTCTCCGATGTTTCTTATTAACTCTTTTCTATAACCGGCATATTCTTCAACCATCTCTATTATTTCTTCCGGCGTATTTTCCGGAAATCCGATCGCCGGAACTTTTCTACAAAGTTCATCTGGATCGAGCGGATAAACATTGAAGTATTCATACCCGCTATCACGGTCGTCAACGTCCATCGGGTTCCACATACCTTTTATCAAATACTTCCTGTCCGCTACGGTTATTACATACTGCCCTGGTCTTCCAGTTATTTTTCCGTAGTTGTTCGATTCTATTGTAATTTCTTCTTTGAGCTCTTCTATTGTTGTCACGTTTCGGAGCTCTCTGTCTTTTTCAAGCATCTTTATTTCATCGTGAATTTCTATTTCACGAGATATTTTTTTTAACAGATCCCTGATCAGTTTTTTCCCGTTTTCTATGTACTCACAGCTGAATTTTTCGGCGTTTTCTTTTACGGTTGTATATTGCACATTTATAATTTTTAGTGCTACAACTCCGTTATTCGTGTTAATTGTCGGAAGATAAGATTCTTTCGGGATATCGTTAATATCTTCGATATCACCATAATAATATCTATCCCGTCTCCCGATATTTACATTTAGCCGACATCTTTCATCGTCGACTAAAATTTCGGACATTTTTCTTGCCCAAAAACGTATTTTTCTTGTCTGTTCCCATGTCGGGATCACCGCCATGTTGTCCGGAATTTCGACCAAAATACAGTCAAAATCACTGCAGCTCGGCGCAAAGAATGTAAAATGTATATTGTTTCCTTTCGTTTCTTCATGGGAATCTCCCCACGAAATGTACTCAACATAAGATCTGTACATAATTTGTTTCATTCTTCTTCCTCCTTGATTTTACTTGTGCGCCCATGCACACACAAAGTTAACCGGTATATGCCGGCAGCGGTATACCGCCCACTCTTCCGGCTCCCAAGGATTAATTGGTCGTACAGAGTTTGCCGTCTCTACGGCTCCCTCTGGAGTTGCAGCGAGTACAAACATCTCGCTGTTTGCCCTTCCATCCGGAAGGACGGTGACGGCACCATATAAGTGCCATCTATTTCTCCGCATTGCGGAGATAATTTCATTTCTTTTATACTGTGCTTTTGCCATTTTCTTTCTCCTTTTCTGCCGGATTTCCAGCAACTCTCTTTTGTTGTTTATATTATAGCACGCTCATTTTGCACGTGCAACCGTTTTATTATAAATTATCTTTATACCTTGCAATAAAAAAGAAGGCGGTTAATTGCCGCCTCAATTCTCAATATACTAAATATTTTACCTTTTTTTACTATTCCAGTACATTTTTAACATTTCATCGTATGCATATGATATTTTTGAAAATCTGCATTCTTTTTCCGTTCCGCAGTGATTACATTTATACTTTACAACGTAAATTCCGCCTTTTTTCTTTATTACATTTATCGTTATAGGATTTTTACAATATTCGCATTTTACATCTCTTTCTGTTACTTTCCCATCTTTTATCTCTGTTTCCTCTTCCACGTATGGATATTGCCTTCCTATACACATCAGAAACTCACCTCTTTGTGCTTTTTGGTTAATTCGTCTAATGCCGATTTGTGTATTCTCATCATCGTTCGGTAGTATTTGAAGTTATTCGTGACCTCAATTGTGTGCCACGCCCAATTGAGCAGGTACCGCTGTCGCATGATTGCGTGTCGGACAGGATTTTTCAATTCGTCTATATATGTCTCTGCTTTTTTTACCATTTTTTCGTACTTCCTTTTCTCCCGTTCGTAGTTTTCTTTTGCTGTTTCGTACTGGATAAGCACTGGCGGAACGGTTTGTACTGAACTTGACCCGCCGGAAATATGCTCCGCCGGTAAGGCTCCGTTTACCTGTTCTTCGAGTTTTCTATATTCATTTTCCGCAAGTTCTACTTTAACTGGCTGCACTTCCCGCAAGTTATAGAAGAATTGTCTGATTGTCATGTTTCTCTCCTTGTGGTTTTTAATTTCGAATTAACTCTTCTGCTTCTTTGACTGCATTTTTAATTTCCATCCATGCATCACCATTACCGCATATAGTGTTGTTTCTTATAATGCGTAACAGTCTTTCATGGCTGGCAAAAATTTTCTCTATATACCTAAGCGCTTCTGCACATTCATCGCAATATTCTTTTCCTACTTTCCACGTTGAAAATGCCATTAACAGATTAACTGTTCTTTGTCTTTTGTCCATGTTTTTCCTCTTTCACCACAAATAATTCTCCATCTTTTTCTGCTAAACAAACATTATCCAAATCTTTTAATTCTTCTATTTCCACAAAGGGTTGTTTTGGTGGTGGAAAATCTATACATAAATAAACCTCTCCCAACAGTTCGTACTTTACTATGAATCTATATCCTTCTTCGTATAAAAGCTTTTTTAACAGTAGATTTCTTCCTTGCGGTGATGTAATGCTGTGTTTTTCACAAATACTGTCCATCTCGTTTGTCCTCTCTGGTCTCCCACCAACGGCTTATACTGTGAATACTTTATCACTTCGCTAAATTTGAGCTGTGTTTCATTCCATTTAAAGATTAATACCCCGTTTTCTTTCAGTACTCTGAATATTTCCGAAAATGCATTTTTGAAGAATGTTTCCCAGTTCTCAGGTAACTTTCCGTATTTTATATTCAGCCATGATGTTTTTCCCGCGCGGATCATATGCGGCGGATCGAATATAACAAGGTCGAATGTTTCATTTTTAAAGTCCATATCCGTGACGTTTCCAATATGGTTGGGTTCTATTCTTATTTTTCTTCCGCTGGAGTATTCTTTTACTCCCGCACGGATATCCTGGAATGTTACCATCGGAAGATCTTTCTCGTACCAGAACATTTTCCCGCCGCAGCATGCATCAAGTATTTTCATTTCTTTTTTGTCCTTTTTATTTCCAGTGCTCCAGTGAGGATTCCCTCTATAAAGCTGCTATTGGCTTTTACTTCACTTCCGCCTGTCTTTACCATCAATCCTTTTTCTTCGTGCAAAAAGAAGTTCCTGATTTGCCGTTTTTCTTTCTTGAAGTGAATAGCAAAATGTTCTCCTACTTCTACCTTTAAGAGTTCTGCTACTTTTTTTATGTAATTCATTCTTTCCCTCCAATGATCATCACGTCTTATTTTTTCAATTCTTCTATTTTTTTTGATCCCAGTTTCAGTTCTTTGATGACTACATCCAAAGCTACGATAGTATCGTTATTTAATTTTTCTTCTTCGTCTTCATCAACGTTTATCCAGTCGCTTGTAATCCAGTAATTACCACTACTCAATCCATCTCCAAGTTTTTCTAAAATCATGAGTGCTTTCTTTAATGTCATGTTCTGCTCCTTTTCGGATCTATTTACCCGTACTTCCTATACCACCAATTCTGCTTCCATCTGTTTTATCACCATCTACTCTGTAATATTGATGAAAGATTCCCTGTACAATCCTGTCTCCTTTTTTTACTGTATAAGGCATTCCTGATACATTTCTAATTGGCAACATGATATGTCCTTCGTTGTCCGGATTGTTGTAGTAGTCTGAATCAATTACCGCCACATTGTTTGCCAAAACAATTCCATGCTTAACCGCAATGCTTGATCTTATATAGATTCCCAGCCATTCATTTTCACACATATATGCTTTTAATCCTGTTGGAATCAATTTTGTTTCGCCAGGTGTGATTACAACATTAACAGCACTTTCAATGTCATACCCCGCTGATTGCTTTGTCTTTCTCTTTGGAAAGTTTACATATTCATATCCGCTTACTTTTTCAAAACCTCTTCTCATTTCAGTTTCCTTTCTTCATAAATCCGCTCTTCTTCGTCACGCAGCCTCCGCGCCGCTTCGTCAAGTTTAATCGCGGCATATATGATCATGCTAATAAACAGCACAACGCTTACTACATCAATTAATCTATCCATTTTGTCCTCCTTTAAAATGGGATTTCTTCCTGTTCGTACTCTATCGGTTCTTGACTTACTGTCCCCATGTCTTCAAATTTCACTGGTGCGGAAAATTGCGTTACAGATGTTCCGCCGGAAAAGCCTGCATTCATTGATTGTTGATTACTTCCGATTGGTTTTGCAATCATATTTGCTACCACTTCTGTCACATACCGTCTTTGTCCGTCCGGCGTGTCATATGATCTTGTAGAGTACCGCCCTTCGATGAAGACATAGCTTCCTTTTGTGAGTTCATTTCCTACCGCTTCTGCAAGTTTTCCCCAGGCGGTTACATTGACCCAATCTGTTAAATCTAACGTGTCCCCGTTCGCTTTTGTAATTTTCTTACTTACGCCTACGGAAAATGACGCCACGGCTTTCCCCGTTTTTGTTGCCCTGATCACAGGATCTTTCGCAAGATTTCCTGTTATTTGCACTGTGTTCATCTTCTTACCTCATTCATCCATTCTTCCAGCCATCTTTCCGCTTCTTCTTTATCCATACATTCATACACAAGTAGATTTCCCTTGCGACTGTCTATAGCAAGATGCACAATCCTGTTTTCGTAATCATCTTCATATGCGCAGTAGAACAGTCCTTTCGGTTTGTATTTTCCGTCTTTCCCCGGATAGGTAAAGTGCACATTGAAGAATTTGGTATCTATTACCTTGTAACTTTTCATTTCCCCTCCTTGTTCTCCGCTTCGATAATCAGCACGGCAGCTTCCATGAGGTTTTCTTTTCTGTCTTTTTTTGAAAGAAGACACTGATTCACTTTGTTCAACAGTTGAATCTCTGACAGTTCGTTTTCGTTTTCATGTACTCGATCTATGATTTCCAGTTCTTCTTCTGTCATCGCACTAAATACCGCGGTACATTTATCCATTGTCCATTTCACTTTCTGCCTCCTTAAATAAATCTCCCTGCGCACGATCGCCGGATATGTATTTTTTCGCTTCTTCGATGAGTACTTCCAAGCATTCATCCAATTCCCTGAACATTCCGTATGGTATTCCGCCGGTAGTGAATTTAACATTCAGTGGATAGTCTTCTACTTTTACAAATCCGTATGCCGTGTAAGACTTTTTCTCTCCGTCTTTGTAGCCAATTACAATCTTGTTTACCACAAAACCTACATGCTTTTTCAAAAGGTTTGCGACTCCCAATCCTGATAATGATTCGGAGAATTTAATAAACGCTTCGTAGAATTCTTTTCTTGCCGGCTCCAGACTTCTTATCTGATTCTCTTCCGCTCCGCTGATGTACCCTATTCCTACTTCCGTGGTTATTTTTTTGATTTCCATATTTTTCTCCTTTCACTTTGCACCATTTGAAAACGGTTTTCTTTTTCTGCTGCACCTCCCTCGTCATTCGGTAGTATTGGTACGGGTACCCTTCCTGCGTATACCCGTTTTCCACTTTCTCTATCCGGTATCCTTTTGGCGGGTTGGGATTTTCTTTCCAATGCCTGGAGTAGATTTTATGTTTTGTAATCTTGGGACGTTTCAGATTACGGCTGGCGTTCCATCTTTTTTTCTGTACCGCTCCAGGCTCTCTTATGGTTTCGTCCGTTTCTTTACAGAGGTACTCTGCTAACCGTTTGCAGTCTTCCGGTGTCCCATCGAAGTACCTAAACGATCTATAGTTCAGTTCTCCCCATGGCCATTTCTCTCTTATGTCTTTTCTTTGGATTTTCATTGATGCATTGATCAGAAGGTGGTGGTGGATTCTGTGACCCTTGTATTCAGTCACATAGATATATTTCAATTCTTCTTGAAATTTCCTATATAGATTTTTCAGGTTTCTTAAAAATTTCCTGATTCTGCTTTGAGCTTCTTCCGGATCGGGCGGCGGATCTCTGTACGTGAGATCCAACCTCCAGTCATCCCTTTGGAAATTTGTGAGAATGACTCTGTATAATTTTTCTTTTGCCCGCCTGGCGTTTCCTTTTTGTACGGCGGATTCCGTTTCGCTTTCGTTCGGATTTCTTGTTTTCTTCCCGCCCAGCCGCCAGGTGTTATATTTTTTTATTTCCATTCCGCCTGGAAAATGGAAAATTTCTTTCATGTACGGCACGATATTTTCTCCATAGAGTATTTTCGATTGATTGTTGTTAAAATAATAGGAATATCAAGGTCTCAAAGAGGCGTTCCCGCCCCTTATTTTCTTGACTTTTTCCGTGCCATGCACTATAATTTGTATAGATTAATTTGTTGCTTCGGCACGGCGATCGGGACTCTCACTTCCCGGTCGTTTTTTCTTTGCAAAATCTTCTAATTTCTTTCGGCAGCGGTTTATATACACACTGTTGAAATTCTTTTCTGAAATTCCTGCATTCCCCGCAGTGCTTGTAACAAACGTTTGCTTTGTGAAAATGGCAGCATACCGTCTGGTAAGTTTCTTTCCCGCAGAGCGGACAATGCTCATTTGTATATATTTCTATTTCTTTCCCGCCGGAAAGTGTCAGTATTTTGCCCATGGGTATCTCTTCTTTACTTTGTGCTTTTTCTGCAGAATCTTTAGTCGATACTCTTCTTCGGTTTTGTAGATGGCTTCCAATTCTTCTCTGTGTGTCTCTCTCCATACTTTTACTTCTGGACTGTACAGATACTTTTCAATGTTTCTCTCCATATGTTTTTTTATATCCGCATTGAGTCCGTGGAGTTTGAATCGGTGAGTTGTATATGACAAAGAGATAAGATTGTCTTCCTTATCTGCCCCAAAGTTCCCTACATGTACATGATGGTGAATTTCTATGTTGTTTCGCGGCGGATATTCTCCAAGGCATTCATAGTACGTTTCCGCAAGATCTATGTCCCGTTGCTTGACCAGATCGCAGAGTTTCTTGAATTCTGTTTTAGATAATTGAAATCTTGCCATGGAATTTTTCCTCTTTTGCCGCCATATATCCTTCATAAAAAGCATCTTCCATTATATTTCTTATAAATTCAGTTATAGGTCCGGCCTCAGTCCTATCTTTATGCGCATAGTCTTTCGCCTTCTCAAGTCCCTTTTTTACCCATTTTTCATATTTTCTTTCGTTAAATTTCATTTCCACTCTTCCTTTTCTTGCGGCGATTATTGCTCTTCTATATCTTTTATCCGTTGATATCAATTCTTTTAACGCTACCGATGTAAGTGATCTATATTCATCATCTACATCTTTTTTGTAACAAAGTATTCCAGCCACACGGCGTATCCTATATCCACAACAGAAAAGCGTACGTCCACTTATTATTCTTTCTATTTCTTTTTTCATGATTAGGCTCCTTCTTTTAATTAATCCACTTAATCACCTGATCTCCCTCACGCCAAACGTATCAAATTCAAATGCAGGAATCCCCAAGACACAGGCCGCCGCGTATTCCTGCATGCACCCCATGCTCTTTCGCCACATCCCGCAAAGAACAATGGCGTCGCACTTCTTCAATATCGTCAGACAGTCCTGCATCGGCTTCGCCTGATGGTCAGCATCGTAGGAGTCCCAGTCCCAATTGTGCAGCGGGGAAAATAACGTTTGATACGGGTACATTTTTTTGAGTTTTCTTAAGCACTCCGCCGCGCGTCTTATATTTTCTTCATTTCCTCCGTACGGATGGGCAACATAGAGCAGCTGCCCATTTATGTTTATCTCTTTCATTCTTTAGTCCTTTCCACTCTTACAATGATTTCTTGTCCCGGTTGTAATTCACCGGGATCTTTTATATTATTTTCTTGCTTTGCCCGATATACTATTTCTCTTACATCATCCTTTTCAGTGGCAATTCTTGAGCAGATATCCCACAAAGTATCGCCTTTATTTGCAGTCACCGCATAACTGATTAATTGCGGCGGTGCCTGTACATACATTCCCGCCCCCAAGACAATGGCGATAAATGCTATCAACGCTTTCATTGTTTCCCCTCCAGTACCTCATACAGATCCTGTCCATCGTACTTTTCCAAGAACTTATTCAAACTCATCTTTCTTACACGCCTGTTCCGCCGGAAAGATAGTGCAGGAAGAAGTCCTGCGTTTATCAAGCTACGGACAAACTGTTTTCCCGTCCGCAGACGTTCTGCCACCTCTTCTACAGAAAGCAGTCTATCTGCATCGTCCATCAAAATTTCTTTTCCCATTTCCTTTCCCCTTTTTAAATTAGCTTATTACGCTAATTGTTAGCTAAAAAAAATAGATCTCCATTGGCTTTCTGGAATATTCAACTCATGAATAAGTGTCTTAATTTCATCAGCACCGAATTTTCCGTTTTTCATTTTCCCTGTAAAAGTATTTCTATTTATTCCCATTTTATCTGATAAATATTTAACTTTCACATTCTTCTGTGCCATTAATCCGCGTAAAATATCTGCTCGAATCATTATTTTCACCTTCCTTTCGCAATTAGCCTTTTACGCTAATTATTATAGCTTGTGTTTTTTAGCGTGTCAATAGATTTTTAACTCATTTGCTATATATTTCTTGCCTATTACGATATTTAATGATAAAATGCAACCAATGGAGGTGTTTATGTACGAATCAATAGGAGAAAGACTTCGCCGCTTACGAAAAGAAAAAAATCTCACACAGATAGATGTTTGTAACGCTCTTCATGTTACCAATCAAACTTTATCTAAATATGAAAAAGGAACCATTTCCAACATTCCTTACGATAAAATTATTTCTTTAGCTCAAATTTATCATGTATCTCCTGAATATATTATGGGATGGGAATCTAAATCACAAACAATAGCCGAGCCATTAGAACCTTACGGCACTCCAACAGACTTAAAAGATATTTTAAAAAGCGGATCAATTCTTTTTGACGGTGTTAATCATTCTATTTCCAAAGAAGATGGAGATTTATTAGCAAATATATTTTTAACAATTGCCAATAAGAAAAAGGAGAAGAAGGAATGAAAAGAATGCTCCCCGAAGTTTTAAATATCGTCCGCCGGTACAGAACAAACAATCCGAACGAATTGGCAGAATGTATCGGTATTGATGTAAATTATGTAAATCTATCCTACTTTCAAAAAATGTACGGTATGAAAGCCGCTTATATGAAAGCCGGTCCTTTTAAAAGTATTATTATTAGTAAAGCTCTTTCCGCCAACGAAAGAAATGTTGCCCTGGCGCATGAGCTTGGACATATCTTCCTTCATCATGGCGGTTATCACTGGATGGATTTTCACCTCTTAAGCAAAGAAGAAAAGAACGTCAAAGAATTAAACGCCAACAAATTTGCCTTTCTTCTCATCTCTCATACTTGTTTACGGAACCACCCTTCAATGATAGACGGAATAAGAGATGAAAAAGTCTTGACGATTGAGGATACGACAAGACTGCTTGCTGAATTATCTATATTTGACTGTTTCGCCGCAGGGCAGCAGGATACTTTAGAAGATCATGAGTGGATGTGTAAAATTTAAAGGAGTTGCATGATGTTAATGTATTCACCACTTATTGTCGGGTTCATTTCTATTTCCTCTGTTATTATTTGTTTTATGGAAAAACGAATAGACCTTATTATCCCTATTATTCTTTTGTCATATCCTCTTCTTTATACTCTCGGTCATGAAGTTGCTTTTCATGATAATTATCATAAAGCCGGCTTATCTGTTTATGAATTAGCTCTTTCTAAAAAAGAACAAGATTCTATTCGAAAACAACGTTTCATGGAATACATAGAACATGATGAACAGGCAATGAAAAAATTCCGTGAAAGCCTTGTTTCCACCCCTCTTTTCTTCATAAAGTATTATTCATACTTTTTATTTTTTGCCCTTTTATATGGATTCGGCGAACAGAGATTTTATCTTGCAATCATAATCCTTATCTTAGCCGGCATTGTTTTTATCTTTTGTCCCAACAACCATTCAGAATATGATTCTTGAAAAGAGAGTTTTAAATTATGTACATCAGGAAACGGGGAAACAAGTATTACTATACTGTAGAAGTAAGAGATGAAGCCGGCAACCGCAAGAAGATTGAGCGTGCCGGCTCTATTTCTAAAACAGAAACAAATAAGATGTGGCGGCAGGCACAGGCTGAGGCTGATCGTGCCGGTTCTATTGATACAGCTTCCAATATTTCCGTGGAAGACTTTTATTCGCGTTGGATTCGTGAAGTCCTGGAAGTAGAAGGAAGTTACAAAACGAATACTGTCAAATTATATAAAAGCCTGATTAGGTCTCATATTCTCCCCCGTTTCGGTTCTTATAAATTAAAGCGCATCACTCCTCGGCTCCTGCAGAATTTCCTGAACGAGAAGAAGTCCTCTCTGTCCCGCTCTTCTTTGAATTGCTTAGTGGCTGTTTTGAAACGTTCTTTTATATATGCCGTAGACTTTGGACGGTTTTTGTCCACCAGTCCCGCAATAAATATTCATGTCCCCCGCGTCTATAAAGATACTCCCGATCTGGTAAAGACTTTCAGTCGGGAGCAGATGCAAAAGATTTTTGATAAATTCAATGAAGAACACAAGTTCTATCCCGCCATATGCGCCGCTTATTATGTGGGATTCCGTATCGGTGAGTGCTGCGCCTTGACATGGAGCGATATCAATATGAAGAAGAATGAAATCGCTGTCCGCCGGACCTCCGTCTATGATTCCGGATGGATCATACAGGATTTGCCGAAATCAAATTCTTCTGTCCGCACTGCCCCCTTCGGACAAAACTTCCGCCTGATCCTTTTGTCCATTCACGCCAGGCAGGAACACTTCAAGAAAGAATACGGTTCTTTTTATTCCGCCGGAAATTATGTATGTTCTCTCCCCAACGGGGAAATGATTACCCCCGATGATTTAAGATACTTTAACACCTGGTGCAAAAATAACTTTGGTTTCGGCTCCTTCCACACGCTCCGCCACACATACGCCACGAATATGCTTGAAGCAGGAGCCGATCTTGAATTGGTTTCCAAACAACTTGGCCACAACAGCATAGTGACGACCGCAAAATACTATTCTCATGTTTTGGACAAAAGAAAGCGCCTTGTCGCTGATTTAATGGACAAAGCGCTATAATCTGCCGTCTTCATTTCCCCGCGGACGGCAAGCAGGACGGCAAACATAAGATATTATCAGTATTCATCTGCTTTTGTGATTAACATTAAATTATCGGAAGTAATGTGGTGGTTAATTTTAAAGAGGTATTGCCACGGCTATATTATTTTGATATATATTATTTTGATATATGGAGGAATGTAAGTGCCTGAAAAACATTTTTATTTACGGAATATCATCCAGACAAAAGATAATTTAAGACTGTCTGATAAAAGTAAAGAAACGCTCTCCGAAACAAAAGCGGTAAATACCGTTGATGCTTATGAATCAGACTGGAATGATTTTTGTGACTGGTGTAAATATCATAAGGTATCGGCCTTCCCTGCCACCGTAGAAACGATTGTAAATTATATTAATGATTTAGCTGATTATGCAAAAATTTCTACAATCAGACGTCGCATAAGCGCTATTTCAGAAAATTATAATGCAGCCGGATTTTCTGAACAAAATCCCTGTCGAGTCTGGATTGTTAGGGAAACAATGATTGGTCTTACACGGACGAAGGGTGCTATGCAAAAGGGTAAGACTCCTATTTACTGGGAAGAATTGGAGCAAATGATTTCTTACATAGATACTGACAGCCTGTCAGGAATAAGGGATAAGGCGATTCTCCTCCTAGGTTTCCTGGGGGCGTTTAGAAGAAGTGAACTTTCCGGCTTGGATTTTGAAGACATCACCAGATATCCACAGGGAATTATTGTAACCTTAAAACATTCTAAAACCGATCAGGAACAAGTCGGGCAACAGGTCGGTATCCCCTACTTAAAGAATCCTGATATGTGTGCTATTGTTGCTCTTAATAAATGGATTCAAGAGGCTCAAATTACTTCTGGGCCATTATTCAGAAGAATCCTGAAAAACGGAAGGCTTTCATCCCACAGGTTAAGTGATAAAAGTATCAATTTGCTTGTAAAGAAATATATCGAGCTTATCGGCCTGCCTGTTGAATTATATGGTGCTCATAGTTTAAGACACGGTTTTGCAACTTATGCAGCACTTCACGGTGTAGAAGAACGTTTAATTATGAAACAGACACGTCATCGTTCTGTTGAAATGGTACGGCACTATATTAATGAAGCTGATTTATTTACAAATAACCCGATTACAATGATATTTCAGAAGAACGATAAAGGATGAGACTTCTTATTTCAAAAGAATAAAGAACGTATGTTCATATGACAGCACAAAATGTCAAAAGAACAT